TTAGGTGACATATTTTCATTTAGATATAACGGAGCTAAATGGTTATTAATAGGTCAGACTTTAGCATTAACTTTATCATAGGAATATTATGTACGCATTAGTAGAATCAGGAACAATCACAAAATACTTCAATAACCCCAAAGGATTTACTTTAGGGGATTTACAATACCCAGCAGATATATTTACTAAATGGTCTGCAGAAGAAAAAAAAGCTATTGGTATTCATGAAATAGTATTTGATGATAGTAATAAAAAAAATGAAAAGTGGTACACTAATACTAATCATTCTTTTGCTTATGACGCATCTGCTGAAACTGTAACTGCAAGTTATGGATCAGCTACAGCTAAACCTCATGCAGATACTTTATTTACAGCACAAGATGAAATAGATGGTAAAGGCACTGAAGGAGAAGTTAAAGATAGAGGATTAAAATATAATTTAATTAGACATTTAAAAATAACAGTTGCTAATGAACTAGCTAAAACTGATTGGTATATAACTAGAAACACAGAAAAATCTACTGCTATACCAAGTGCTATATCTACTCACAGAGATGCAGTTAGAACTAAACAAGCAGAAATGGAAACTGCTATAACAAATGCAAGTAATACTCCAGCTTTAGAAACTTTATACACATTTGTAAATACAGGCACAGAAGAAAATCCTGTGCATGAAAGACCATTAGGCGAACTTCCAACATTGGAGAGTTAATCCATGTCAATAATTATACCAGCAAACTCAGCAGTAGCAGGTGGTTTTGATGTAGCTAACTCATGCAATTTTGAAGAAGGTTCATTACACAAATCTGTTTCTTCTCCAAGCACAACTTTTACAATTTCTATTTGGGTTAAATTAACTAATCAATATGTTGGTTCTTCTTCTATCGGTCAAAGATATTTTTGGTCAGGTGGTGGTGCTGGTGGTGCTTCTGGTGCAAAATGGAATAGTGGAAATAATGGAATATTAGATTTTTATAATGAAGGTACTGGTCATGTTAATGATGGTACAGGAAGAAATTATCGTGATCCAAGCGCCTGGTATCATTGGGTTTGGAAAAATTCAGGTGGAACAGGAACACTATATGTAAATGGAGTTCAACAAGGTTCAACATTTTCTATGGGGCCACTTATTGGTTCTGGTGGTGGTAATGTAATTAATATTGGTAGATATGGTGCTGCTACAACTTATGCACCAATGACTATGGCAGAATTTGTTTATTTAGATGGCACTGGTGCAACTCCAAGTTCGTTTGGAGAAACTGATGAGGACACAGGCATATGGAAACCAAAAAGTGTATCAGGATTAACTTTTGGTACAAATGGTTTTTATTTAGATTTTCAAGATAGCAGTAACCTAGGCAACGACGCAAACGGCGGCACGGATCTAACAAAAACTGGAACTTTAGTCCAACAGACAGATACTTGCACAAATAATTTTTGTACTATGAACCCACTAGAAAATTATTATCAAGCCGCAACCTTAACTGAGGGTAATTTAAAACTTTTAACTGCAACATCATCAAACACAGCGCCTTCTCTTGCAACTTTTGCATTAACAAAAGGCAAATGGTATTATGAAGCAAAATATGTTTCTGATAGTCTTGCAGCTTCTTCTGGAGCAGTAGGAATAGTAGGCACACAAATTTTAGGTGCTACTAATAGTGCTATGTTAGAGACAGCACAAAAATATGGATTATATTTAAATGATGGAAATATTTGGCACAATAATAGTAAAGTGCAAGACCTTGGTAGCCATATCGATCATACAGCAACAATAGGAATTTCATTAGATTTTGATAATAACAGAATTACATTTAGTAAAGATGGTGGTTGGGGTGATGGTTCAGGAAATTGGGATGAAGCAGCCCCAAATACTTTTTATACAGTTGCGGCTCCATCTACTGTAGATTTTGGTGCATACTTTCCAGCTTTTGGAGATTGGAGTAGTGGTTCAATAGGATACGAAATAAATTTTGGTTGTCCAATGTATGCTATATCATCAAGCAACTCAGATGCAGATGGATTTGGAAATTTTGAATACGCAGTGCCATCTGGACATTTTGCAATATGCACAAAAAACTTAGCGGAGTATGGATAATGGCTTATACAACTATTGACGACCCAACAGCATACTTTCAAGCAAAGACTTATACGGGTAATGCTGGTACAAATGCTATTACTAATGATGGTAATTCAGATCTATCTCCAAATTGGATTTGGTTTAAAATGAGAAGTAATGCCGACAATCATACTTTGTTTGATACCGTTAGAGGTGTATATAAAAGAATATTTTCTAATTTAACCCAAGCACAAGGTACAGAAAATACCTCTTTAACAGCGTTTGGAACTAATGGATTCACCTTGGGTTCAGATGGTCTTGCAAATGCAAACTCTAAAACATTTGTAGCTTGGCAGTGGAAAGAATCTGCAACTGCTGGGTTTGATATTGTTGCACATACTGGAAATTCATCTAATCATACTGTTGCACATTCATTGGCGGCAGTTCCAGAAATGATGATTTCAAAAAATTTATCAGCCACAAGTCAATGGCAAATTTACACTAAAGCTGTAGGAAACACAAAAGCATTACAATTAGGTGGCACTGGTGGTCCAGATACTTCTAGCACTTACTATAATAATACATCTCCTACATCATCAGTATTTACAGTTGGAACTGATACTGGAACAAATGGTAATGGAAATGATATGATTGTATATTTATTTAGAAGTGTTAAAGGATTTTCAAGCGTTGGTAATACATATGTTGGAAACGGGAATGCAAATGGGCAATTTATTTATTTAGGATTTAAACCAGCTTTTGTTATGGTAAAAAGAACGGGTAGTGGTAGTGGTTCTTGGTGGATGAGAGATAATAAAATAGCACCATTTAACGTAGCAAGTAATGTTTTAGTAGCAAATTCAGATGGTGCACAAACAGACGGTGTAGGACAAATGGATTTTGTAAGTAATGGTTTTAAATTAAGAGATACAACAGATGCTAGTAATGGTTCTGGTTCAACATACTTTTACATGGCTTTTGCTGAACAATCAATAGTATCATCAACTGCTGTACCAGCAACCGCTAGATAACAAAATCTTGATATAGCATTAAATTTAATATAAACCATAATAAACAGGTTTTTATATGCTACAAAAATTAGGCTTTGCTCCAGGATTTAATAAACAAGTCACAGAGACCGGTGCTGAAGGGCAATGGTTTGATGGTGATTTTGTTCGTTTTAGATATGGTTCACCTGAAAAAATAGGTGGTTGGACACAATTAGGTGAAACAAAACTAACGGGTGCAGCTAGAGCTATTCATCATTGGGACGATAACGCCGGCATTAAATATGCAGCTATTGGAACTAACAGAATTTTATACGTATATTCAGGGGGTACGTATTATGACATCCACCCTATTCGAGCTACTTTAACTGGCGCAACATTTACAAGTACATCATCATCTACAACAGTCACGGTAACGTGCACCGGGTCTCATGGATTAATTGAAAATGATATAGTTTTATTTGATAGTGTAACAGGAGTGCCTGCAGCGTCGACTTACAGTAATGCTACGTTTGAAGATATTAAATACATGGTGACATCCGTGCCAACTACGTCAACTTTTACAATTACAATGGAAGCCCAAGAGTCAGGAACACCTTTGACTACAAGTGATGGAAATAGCACTTCTATACTTTGTTATTTTAGAGTAGGCCCTTCTCAACAATTAGGTGGTTTTGGTTGGGGTGCTGGTTTATATGGTGGTACATCTTTAGGTGCTGCGACTACGACTTTAGCCTCTACTATTAATGATACTGTAACTGATATTCCTTTAACAAACTCAGCAGCTTTTCCTTCGGCTGGTGAAATAAGAATAGGTACAGAAGATATTAGTTATACAAATAATAATACTACAACTAATATATTAAGTGGTGGTGCAAGAGAAGTTAATGGCACTACAAAAGCAGGACATAGTGGTGGTGCTACAGTTACAAATATTTCTAGTTTTGCAGGGTGGGGAGACCCAGCATCTTCTGACTTTACAATTGATCCTGGTTTATGGATTCTTGATAACTATGGTACAAAATTAATTGCACTTATTTATAATAACAAATGTTTTGAATGGGATGCTTCAGCAGTAGGAGCTGTTAATACTAGAGCAACAGTATTACCTAATGCACCAACTGCATCACGACACGTATTGGTATCTACACCTGATAGACACTTAGTATTTTTTGGAACAGAAACAACTGTCGGAACATCTAATACACAAGATGACATGTTTATAAGATTCTCTTCTCAAGAAAGTATTGATCAAACAGATTCGTACACAGTTAAAGCTGAGAATACAGCAGGTACACAAAGACTTGCAGATGGTTCTAAAATTATGGGGGCTATTAAAGGTAGAGATGCAATCTATGTATGGACCGATACTGCATTGTTTCTTATGAAATTTGTAGGCCAACCTTTTACTTTCTCCTTTGAACAAGTAGGAACTAACTGTGGATTGTTTGGTAAAAATGCTTGCATAGAAGTAGATGGTTCTGCTTATTGGATGTCTGAAAATGGTTTCTTTACTTATGATGGTCAACTGGCATCTATGCCGTGTCTTGTAGAAGACCATGTATATGATGATATAAATGCTACTTCTAGAGATCTTATTAATGCAGGGTTAAATAATCTTTTTGGTGAAGTAAGTTGGTTTTATTGTACTGCTGCATCAGATCAAATTAACCGTGTTGTTACATATAACTATTTAGACTCAACAACAAAACAACCTATTTGGACAACAGGTACTTTACCTAGAGCAGCGTGGCAAGATTCTGCAGTATTTGATAAACCACATGCAACTTACTATAGGTTAGCCGACAACGATTCTTCAGATGTTATTGGTAATACAGATGGAAGTACGATATACTATAGTCAGGAAACAGGGACTGATCAAATTAATGCTGGTGGAGCAGTAACTGCAATTATAGCAACTATAACTTCTGGAGATTTTGATATTACACAAAGAAGAAGTAATACAGGTCAAGTAGTTGGTACACCAGATCTTAGAGGAGACGGAGAATACATTATGAGAATAAGTAGATTTATACCTGACTTTATTACACAAACTGGTGACACTAAAGTTAGTTTTACAACAAGAATGTATCCTAACAGTACGCCAGTTACTAAAGATTTTACAATTACTTCATCTAAAACTTTTCAAAGTACAAGAATAAGAGCAAGGTCAGTTGCATTAAAAATTTCTAACACAGCAACCAATCAAGATTGGAAGTTAGGTACATTTAGATTAGACATTGCACCAGGAGGAATGAGATAATGGCTACACCTGGTT